AAGGAACTTTTGAATGATTTGTTGGATTAAACACGTAAGTGCTATCCGGATGCTCATAAACTCTAGCTTCATTTAAAGAGTTTACAAAATCATTAAATTTTAAGAGTTTCATATATATTTCTTCAATTCTTTATAAAATGGATGAACCGATTTAGGAGTTAATGATTTAAATTCTCGTTCATCGTCGGCTTGTATAGCTTCTCTAACTTTAGTTCCGGAAGGACCACCTTCAGAACGTTCGTCAACCATTGCAACATCAAAAGTCTGAACTTTAACTTCAGCATTAGGTTTTAGCAAGTAATTAGCTACTTGTCTTTCATAATCTTTTTGACGATCGGAACCACATCCAACACCAATAGGATTGTATCCCATTCCCTGAAGAAGCTTTACCATTTCAGGAATAAATGTTACTAAATTTTGTGGATATAGAACATAAGTTGCTATAAAAGAAAATTCTTTAGCTACTGCATTTCCTATTCGCGTTAAAAGAGAATCTGGTATAGGAGACTTCTTACTTTTTGATAGGATTTGTATAGGTATTACCTTAGCACTAAAAGCTTTAGATGTTCTTTCTAAGGCAGCAATGTGTCCTAGATGAAATGGTTGGAAGCGTCCAGGAAATAAGCATACTCTTTCTCCTGAAGAATTTTCCATCAATATAAATTCTTCAAATGTTGGTATATTTCTTTTCATATCTTTAACTTGTATTCCCTTTTCTTTTTTCTTATCAGAAGGAATTCCTTTAGTGTCCCTTTTAGGACCTGGTCCAGGAATCCCAAACATCATAGAAGGTCCAAATCCATTATCTTCTTTAAATATTTTCATGTATTAGTAGTGTAAATATAATACATTTTTTTAAATATAAAAATTTATTTTATATTTTCTTTTTATCACTATTATGCCAAACCTGAGACCATCTATTCATTTCTGAACGACTATGCTTCCATGCCTCTTCACCTCTAGGATTAGATATTGTTCCAGTTTTAGCATCATAATTGCATAAAATGTAAACATTCTGAGCGAAAGTTTTAGATGCTTCGATTCTAGCAGATTCGTCTATAATCCAGTAATTGACTAATAACTCTGATAAATTTTTTGTAGCATCGATATGCCAAACGGTTTCATCTTTTTCTAGCTTAGAAAAAGCAGATATCATTGAAGGACTTCCTTTTATTTCTCCACCTTTTAGAGCTTTTCGGATTTGCAAATCGATACTTTTAACTTGAGTAATATCAAATTGTGTTAATTTTCCTTCGTTTAAAAGTTCTTCATTTAGAAATTCGCTAAAACTTAATATATGTTTCATTTTAATTATTTATTTGTATGTGTATCCTATACAAGATTTGATTCCTAACTTAGCAGCGACTGTTTTTAAATCATTAATCGGACAAGATTCTACAAGATTACCTACAAAAAGTGGTGTACCTCGTTGATCATCTTTAAATGCTCGCTTATCACCAGCTTTAACAACAGAGTTACCTGATGTAAAGACAATCTTAAATTTATCTGAACTGCTCCCTGAAGATACGTCTTTATAGATTTCTGCAGTTGAATCATCCCAAGTATCATAAATATTAAAATATTTACATTTACCGGTATTTATGTTGATTGAACCTATAGAAAGTACGGAATATTCATTACTAGATCCACGTCCACGATTCATTGGCATTTCGTTTAGTACGTTTGATTCATTTACGAATTCTTCGAATGATTGTATGTTTTTCATTTTTAATTGTTTTTATTTGTATGTTAGCATGCCTCTTATTTGATTGATAGGCGCAAAGATTCCTGTGTACTTATATAACTTACCTTTGAATAGAAACGTGATCCCTTCCGTTGGTACTATTGAGTCTAGACCACCAGAAGTAGCAATTCTTCCTAATTCATGTTCAAGTTTAGAAACATCAGATTCGTCTCCATTAGTACGAATAGATGCAATAACTTTATCTATTTCTATTCGCATTTCTTCGGCAGCTTTTGTAGGATTAGCTGATAAAAATGATGACATATTTTTCATCATTTCAGTTCCTATCTCAAGAAATATGTTTTCAAGTGGAGCATAAATTGCTCTTCTTATTTGTTTGGCTTTTGATTTTTCTAGATTAATAAACCAAGCAGCAGAAGATCCTAAATCTTTTTTGATTTGTGCTACAGTATATGATTTATTCTTATCAATATCTGAAATTCTTCTAACCAAACTATCTTGGAATTCAGAAGGTATTTGAATTCCTTCCTTTGAAGCTTCCTCTAGAAGGATTTTTCTAGCCATTCCTATAACATAATCACCAACAGTTGAATGTAATGTACATCCACTTTCTTGCATAACTGTTGATATTTTCTTTTTGTAATAAGCTTCTCTAGCTTTAGTATTAGGAAGTGGTTTGATTGATAAATCATGAGGACCTCTAATGAAGAAATTCTTTTGAACCGCTACATTAATATCGTTAACAATCTTACCTAAATCTCTTCCTGCTTGTTTATCTTCACTTACAGCTATACCTTCTTCATTGTACTCTGTTACACCATGAAACACTAACATATTTAATCCATAAGGAATTACATTTTGTGTTTTAGGGGTAATAACTTCTACAGAAGCAAATTTACTACCTTCATTAAAAAATTTCTTTTGATCATTAGGAGAAAATGCCATGAAGGCAGAAGATAAATCTTCCATTGCAGTATTAAATGCAATTTCGATTTCTCCTCTGCCTGCAAACATATGAGCTAATGCTTCAGCTGAAAGCGCATTAGCTCCACTATTCTTAAGATGTGATTTGTTTCTAGCAGCAATAAGCTTACCGCCTTTCCACGAAACCATTATATTTTGACCGTCAGTTTTCTCTTGAACGAAATTTTCTGGTCCGAAAGCTCCATTTATTGTAGAGCTTAACATTTCTTCTAAATCTTTAAAAGTTAAATCTATGTCGTCGAATGGATGATTAAGATGACCATAAGCACCACCTTCATTTAATACAGATTCATTTATATAATGGATAAAGTCTTTAAACTTTAGGAGTTTTAGCATTTGATTTTGAGCTCTTTTTGCTGTTTTTATATATATTCTCGGAAGAATTAGTTTCTTCTTTGACAGCTTTATTGAAATCTCTCACATTAACTTTCCATTCAGTTTTAGGACAAAATGACCAACCCGAAGATATTAATTTATCAGCTTCTGAATCATCTACTCTTTTATATTCAATTCCTTTATTCGTTTGTTTCTTTATCGTCTTCATACGGTATGTTCTTAGTTATTTCTAGTTTAAGTTGAGTATTCGTAGTTTTATTCATTGCAACTATTGTCATGCAAGTATCGCTATCCGATGATGAATAAACTTCCCAATTCGGATCGGTTATGGGTTTATCATTTATCCATGATTTAATAGATATATTTTCCTCTCGCTTAAGCTTAATTTGCATATCAATTACCTAGAAAAAATCTCTTATTATCTGTTAATCTTGCAATTTCACTTTGTGGAACTTTTCCGCTTTGGACAGCTTTCCATAGCTTTCTAAAAGTTTCTACACCTTCTTCCTTTCTTCCAGAATACCAACAAGATATTGTATGAAGATCAAATATCTTCCAATCATAAACGGAAGCATCAATAAATAGAGAAGATTTAGGAAATGGAGAATTTCCTGCAAATTTCATACCATGAGAAGTATATATGTAAGCAGTATCAAATTCTTTTGCAGCATGATAATGTAAAATAATAGGAATTAAGTGTTCTGCTCTATGTGGATTTGTCTTTCCACATTTTCTATAAGATTCTAGAATTTCATCGACAGGTCTACCTAAAGCTCCTTTAAGTGAAGCAGCCATTAGCAACGCGAAGTAATTCTCTTCCCAAAATCCATTAAACATTTCGGCACGCTTTTCATACCAAACTAAAGATTTTTCTTGATTTTCTGGTGTTCCTGCATCTCGATATGATTGTGCAAGATAAAATACCCAACGAGGGTCTTTATTAGGGTCATTAGCCACATAATCTTCAAGAATCTTAGCATGTCCTTCGTATTTCTTTTGTATGGATTCCGAAGTCCAGGAATTACCATCAGCAGTTACTAAAGTTCCAACTCCTTCGGCTTCTCCAACATGAGCTCCGTCATCGCATACTAATACTTCATGTACCGGACCATACCATCTCCATTCTTTTTTAGTAGAAAAGAATTGCATTCGATAATAATTCTGTCCACCATATGTAACTTTTACATTAGCACCATCAAATCCAGTTAAAGATGTTTTAAATCTTTGTAGATTAAATTTAGGATCTAATAAAAGTTGTTCATCGGCGTCGATCCAAAATCCAAAATCTGCCTTCCCTTTAACAGCATTTAATGCAGTATTTCTGGCATCTTCAAAATTCTTCCATGGATGATCTATTACTTCACCAGGAATTCCTTTTTCTTCGAAAAATTTACGAATAATATCTTGAGTTCCGTCAGTAGATCCAGTATCTACTACCACATAATAATCCAAAATTGGATATACGGAACTGAGCATCCTTTCGATAACATTTGATTCATTTTTTACAATGATTGATAATGAAATTGTAGAAGGTTTATATTGCTCTAATGGTTGTTGAAATTGTGCAAATGCTTGTTTATTTGTATTTGCAGGTTTTTTCTTAGGTTTTCTTTTTGTGCTCATATTAATTTCTCCGAGAATCTATCTCTTCAACGAAAATTATCTTATAAAGATCCTTTTAAGAAGTTTTCAAAAGACTCTACTAATTTATTTTTTAATGATTTTTTGTAAGTGCCAAAATCTTGATAAGGCAATTCGCTTTCTTTTTGCTCCTTTTCTTCAGGATGTTTAAGAAGAGTTCCTTTATATGGATCTGAAGAGACTCCTCGTTTCTTCCAAAAATCAAAAAAGTTTTTCCACGTGCCTTTGTAATGGCGTATCGCTTCTAAATCTTTATCTTTTTCTGGGTTTGTTGGTAGTTTTTCCATTGGATATAACTTCGCCTTTTATGCGAATGTTTATTTTTTTAATTCCTAAGAAATCTTCTTCAGTTTCCTTTATGAAATCCTTTATTTGGATAAAGACTCCGGATTCTATTTCAATAATATCTCCTATTTGAAGAGGAGAATCGAAATTCTCCCCTTCTTTATAAAGTCTTACCATTAAGGGAAATTAGTTTGGACCTTCTTCGCTAGACATTTCGGAAGTAAGTTGAGATTGAGCTTGAGCATTCAATTCAACTAAAAAATCGATAGCTGATTTAGTAACAACAGCATCATCAAAAGAGAGAATTCCACTTTTCTGTGCTAATTCAGCTACCTGAATAAGAACTGACATAGCTTCTCCAATATTTTCTACATTTGTTTTCTTTTCCATTTTAATTGTATTTTCTTAATTATATGTATATTGATTAAAAAAGTTCTTTTAATTTTGAAAATATTTTTCAATCCTTCTACTTAATCTAACCCTTGGATCATTTACATCTCTGTTTAAATCTTCGTATTTTAACATAAACCCAAAACTTAAAAAAACTCTCCTAGATTTGAATTCATTTGTCCAATGTTTATACAAAGAAGCTTCAAAACCGTAAATATCTCCTCGTTGAATTCTTTCAGATCCTTTATCAATGAAAATATCGTAATCTTCAGATAAAATGCTTATGTTACATTTGTAATTGATATATCCGTCTATAGCAACGTCATAATGTGGATTTATTTTCCCTCCTTTATTCATATCTACTGCTTGTAGATATATGTGATCTTTAGGGAGGTTAAATTCTTTAGATATTCGATCAAAAAGATTCAAAATAAAATCTGGAAGATCTTCTTGAGAAACATCAGAAATAGATTGAAATTTTGTGATGTAATTAGTTAATTTAGTATTCGAAATATCAAAAGTATAAGAGCTTCCATTTAGCTCTTTAGATATCTCATAAAGATGATAATTGCTTGCATTACCTTTATGATTAATCGATTCTATCCACTCTGTTATTTGAGTAGATTCATCGTCAGTAATAAATTTTTCTTTCTTAAAAAGATGCATATTTTCCTATCTTCTTCAAATTATGTTTCTCTAGAAATTCAGAAGGGTTCATTGCTTCGATGATCGTTAGCTCAGCAGAATCCATCAGCTTCTTTGCTTTATCATCTGAAGTGGCCATAACACAAAATTTATGAGTTGCTGGTAGCTCTCCAGTCGGTGATAAATCAATGCGTAAGATATTATCATTTTTCATTTTTTCTCTGACCTGAAGAACTTTACTTTCTTCACACAATATACATATTCTCATTGCATAACTATTTTTTTAGAATGAATTTATATCATCAGTTACCAGATCAAGCATATCATCATAAAATGATAAAGCGTTTCCTCCACCTTTGACCTTAAATAATTGACATGTGTAATTACCATAAACGTGAGGAAGTGTACTTATTTCGGTAACCGTAATTGTAATGTCGTCGGTTCCGTCTGATCCTCCTATCAAATTACCAAAAATAGTAATTACATCATTTACGTTATATAATCTTCCAGGATTAGCAAAGGCAACCTGAGTAACAGATCCGCCGAATACGGTTACATTAAAAGTAGCATTGATCCCGTTCCCAACAGTAGTTGAGCCTGTTATGCCAGTATAGACATTGTCAGTAGAGCCAGTAACTCCAGTCCATGTATAAGTAGTGCTAGCGATTAATCCTATATTTTGATTAAAATCATTATTATCAATATCAGCATTCACAATATTCCATTGGAAATTATTTCCAGCGGTATTTCCTATAAAATTATCAGCAATCGTATTATTATAGAAATATTCACCTATCGAATTTTCTTGGAAATTATTACCTATTTGATTCCCTTGACTGATTCCTCCTCCGGTCCCTCCTCCATATCCAAAACCTTCTCCGATAATATTATCTTGAAACCAATTAAGAATTTGATTATATTGGAAATCATCACCTATAGCATTATCATGAAAACCAAATCCTATGGAATTATTATTAAAGTTAATACCTATCGTATTTTCATATAATCCACCTCTCCAAGAATTTCCTCCAATATCTCCATTAAAATCATTATCAAACGTGTAATTACCCATTTTATTATCGTAAACATCTCCGAGAAATTCATTACCTGCGATGGAGTTACCTAAAGTATTGCTTTGAAAATAAGATCTTATGTAATTACTCTTGAATTCATTACCTATAGAATTATCTTGGAAATCTTGTCCATTATTAGATTGAGTATAAACTGAATTCCATTCTGTTCCTGACGGAGTGTTACCATCCCAAGAGGCTTCTACCGCGGAATTGTATATAGCTCCATCGGTTCCTCGGGTTATCTCTAAAGAACCAGGAACAATAACATCGATTTCTGAACCATAATTAGTTTTTGTAAATGAAACAGTTTCACCTACTCCAGTTGCTCCGGTACTTCCAGATGCTCCAAATAACTTAATTCTTTCGTATGAGAATCCTCCTCCATTATTTCCTATAGTCCATTGAGAAAATTTAACCTTATGATATTCGTCATTGACGGTATCTTGAAGTATTAGCTCTCTATTTAAAATATGATTATCAACATCCTGATTTAAAGCATCTATTAAAGTACTATAAGTCCTAGTAGTTAGATTTCCATAACTCGTATCATTCCAATTAAAATATTGAGAATCTCCAAATGTGTTATTTTCAAATTGATTTCCTATTTGATTGCCTTCAAATCCTTGAGTAATACTATTCATCTCAAAATCTTCTCCAATAACATTACTAAAAAAACTATCTCCTATTGTATTATTGTCGAAATTATTGCCTATTCGGTTTCCGTAAAAATCGTGACCAGTTGTATTGTCTGCAAAGGCATTTCCTATAAAGTTTTTATAGAAAGCGCCGTTTGCAATATTGTTGTAAAAGTCATTTCCTATTTGATTATCATAGAAATTACCATTGATTGAATTGTCATTAAAATTATTTCCTATTTGATTATCATTGAAATTATAATTATTCCTATTTCCTAAATCTCCTATTGAATTGTCATTAAAATACTCGCCTATTCGATTATCATAAAAATCTGAATATATCACATTATTAGCGAAGCCGTTTCCGATTAAATTTCCAGCAACTTCTGAATAGGTTTCGTTGTAATTGTAACCGTTTCCTATATCATTCTTGTAGAATTGATCCCATATTTCATTGTTATTAAATTGAGAACCTACTTCGTTATTTTGAAAATCATCAAATATTATATTATCACGAAAATCATTCATAATATTATTTCTATAAAAATCATCTTGAACAATATAATTATTATTGAAATTTTCACCTATTCTATTACGTTCAAAATTTGCAGTAATTCTATTATCTCGAAAATAATTGGCAATAATATTTCCATCAAAATCATCATCAGTAATATTATTATGGAAATAATTTCCTATATGATTATCAGTACAATCATCTCTAAAATTATTATTATAGCAGCCGTCTCCGAATATATTATTAACAAAACTATCTCGAAAAACATTATTTGCTAAAATGAAGGCATTTTCATTTTCTTGATATAAATTAGCATGATTTCCAATATAATTATTGTAATTATTAGTACCATCAAAAGTGTAATACTCTTCGAAATCCGTCGTTTCATCTACATTACTTTGATAGTAACTATCATAGCCATCCCAATCTGCAGTATACATTTTAGTACCCGGATCTAAACTCACATTAGCTAACCCGGTAATTGTCATTGCAGTAGCACTCGCAATATTGGATATTCGATAAACTTTTTGATCTTCTTTAGCAAAACCAACTACATTACCTACTGAATATCCATTAAAATTAGTTCCATCACCTATGACCGTCATTGCCGTTGCAGAAATCGGAGTAATTTGAACTGTTCCTTGAAGAGGACTATCAGGATTAATTTCATAGTATTTGTATCTTTTGAATTTTACTTGTCTATGATCGTAATCTGTTCTATTATTGAATTCGTCAATTCTTTCTGTTATTCTACCATATGCAGTACTTCCAGTTCTTTCCGTTTGATTAAAAGAAATATCATATTTAATTCGATCTTTTGGATAATCTGGTTGATAAGCCTCTTCAGCTAAAGTCGAATCGGATGTTGCTAAAACGATAATAGGTTCTATCGAAGCATCTGATTTGTAATTTGCTGTGCTGCCTATTGAACTTTTAAGAGAATTATAATCAGGTTGATCGTAACAGGTTTTGTAATCTGTAATACGATAGTACGATCCATCTTTTAGAGAAGTAGATCCTATTAAATTAACTAACTCTGAATAAGTAACATTAGTTATTAATACAGAATTAATTATTCCTGAAGGACCTATAATCACTCCTCCGAATTCTATTTCTCCGCTAGCACCAGTAGGAGCCATAATAGTTCCATTAGAAAATTCGATACCAGAAAGAACTACGGTATTATTTACAGTATTAAAAGATATTTGACCGTCTCCTATGTAAATTGTAGAAGCACCAACATAAAGACTTCTCCAACGATTCGCAGTAGATCCTAAATCATAAGTTAAATCAATATCAGGAATAAAATCGGAATATGAAGTAGCACCAGAAACACCGCTTCCAGGTCCAGTAGGTCCGATTGGTCCAGTAGGTCCAATTTTATTTATTTGAACTGTTGTATTATTTCGATCTACGAATCGATTTAATCCTCTTATAAAATATACTAAATCTTTAGGTGCTGGCATTTTTAATTTTATTTTTTAGAAATCGTTCAAACCTTCAAACTTAAACCATTGTACTCCATTGTGAATAAACATGAATTGTGAAGATGGTGCTGTGGTACCTTCATTAGTTATTATAACTTGACCTTTTTCTCCGGATTCATTGAAAGCTCCTGGAGCTTCCGTAGTAGATAAAAGGAATAAACCTATATGAGTTCCTCCTTCAGGACCTAAAAGACCAAAATGAGTTCCACCAGTAGGTCCTCGTAATCCATATACGTTTCCGGTAGAAGGACCGAGTAAACCAAAATGAGTTCCTCCTTCAGGACCGAGTAAACCAAAATGAGTTCCACCAGTAGGTCCTTGCAATCCATATACATTTCCAGTAGAAGGACCTAAAAGACCAAAATGAGTTCCTCCTTCAGGACCTAAAAGACCAAAATGAGTTCCACCAGTAGGTCCTTGCAATCCATATACGTTTCCGGTAGAAGGACCAAGTAAACCAAAATGAGTTCCTCCAGTAGGTCCTCGTAATCCATAAATGCTAGTAAGTCCAGTAGGACCTAGTAAAATAGAATCTTCTAATTTGTTGTAACTCGAATCGATTAGATTAGCGAATGCATCTTCAGTGGCTTGACTTCCAGTGCTAAAGATAATTTTTAAGTCGTTTGGTGAATTTATCATTTTTGATTTTTATTTTGCATATAAAAAGCTAATAGAAGCAGTATAAGGAGAAATATTATTAATTCTTAAAGGAAGGATTAAATCATTTACAGTATTTAAATGGAATAAATCTTTTACCACAACTGATCTATAATCAGGAATTACAGGAGTTCCTATAATAAAAGGAATAGTCATTCCGATATAACCTCCTTGATCGCATATTCCAAATTCCATAAGTTTTTTGGATTCTAATGCATTAGCAGGCCAAGAAATTTTAGATAAAATGTATTTAGAATCTAAATCTAAAAAGGCAACTTCTTTAGGATCTACAGATATGGTAACGAAATTATAATCAGAAATTTCTTGGAACCAAGAACATAAAGCTAAATCAGAAGAAGAAAAAAGATTCGTCGATGATTGATAAACTCCTGGTTTACATCCAACCCAACGAATAACTTTACGAGTGTCTTTGTCAGTACAACAAAAATCTTTTTGTAGATCTAATGTAGATTGAGAAAAACTGGTAACTGTAGTACCTTCAACGGTGGTAAGATTCATATTATAATCCTCCCGGTCTGTTTATTTTATGAGGAAGAGGTTCTTCCACATTTACAGATGCATCGGTTTTAATATATTTATCTAACTCTTCGATTTTATTGTCTTCTTTAACAATAATTTCTTCTATTTCATTAGAAGGACGAATATAATCAACAAGAGATTTAATAAAACCTAAAGCAACGAGTGGAAGAATTGCACCAGAAACAATAGAAATGATTCGTTTTTGGAATATTGATTCTTCTTCAATCAATCCAAAAAGTTCAGACCAATTTTTATAATCTCCTAAATGAGTGTATGCATAATACATGTTTCCCATCATTTGCATACTCGTTATAAGAATAAAAAGTGACCATACTAAGGTCTTACTCGTCTTATCTAGAATAATTATTGCAGCTAAAGATGCAGCAGCTCCAACTTCGAAAGCAATAGCAAGAGTTACTGCTAACCAAGTTGGATTACTGAGCTTAAAAAAATCTATGACATGTATAGTCGATATACCACTAACAAGTGTATAAAGTCCTACAAATATAGAAATGATAGACCATTTGATAATATTATCAGTCTTATTCATTTATGAATTTTATTGTATTTATCCAAATCTATTTTGAACAACTACAATTATCACAAGATTTAGTCTTTTTAGAGCTTAATTTATGAAGTAATAAATGACTAAAGATGCAAGCAAGAAAGCATCCAGGAAAATGTGTAAGTGTTTGTAATAAAATTTCCATAATTAAGTTGTTTTTATTCGATTTAAGACATCTTTTATTCGTGAATATATTTCCATTCCTACAGGAATAGACATTAAAGATATAAGGAATTGATTAATATAAGAATACATTGCGATTGCTTGTCCTTGAGTAAGACCTATATTCTTGTCTGTAAAAACAACCAAAGCAATAACAAGAAATATTGATTTTGTTGTGTTTATTGATGCCCAATTTCTTCCTTGAATTGTTGACGAATGTACTAAAACTTTTTTTCTACGTTCATAAAAAGTTTTTATGATTTCAGGATCTTCTGATTCTATAGCAGTAACCTTTTGTTCGTAGTGATTGTTTCCTATTCTAGTACTTTTAGCAATTAACCAATAGAATTTCTTTGCAATAAATGCCATAGGAATCGTACAAAGAATAACAACGAATCCTGTTTTCGGATGTTGATTAAGAATAAAAAATAAAGATCCGATAATTGAAATAGAAGTCATTACGTAGTAATGTAAATCGTTTTCTAAGAAATTAATTATGCTATGAGCTATATCGGTTCTTGCAATTCTAGAAGAAAGATCTGAATTTTTATCAGATTCTAAATATTCATAAACGATTTGATTGTATATTTTAATAAATACTTCAGTATCATAAAGCATTCTTTTGTATATAAAAGCATTTGCAAGAATTTCAATTCCTAGAAAGGCAAGAAGCCATAAATAATCTTTTGAAATAAGACCATCTATGGCTTTGCCTAAAACATAAGGTTCTGCTAAAAATAATAGCTGAGCTATAAAAATATAAAAATAAATTAGAATAAGAGATCCTTTATTCTTCTTTATAATTTCATAAATATATTCCATTAATTGGAAAGAGGAGCCTTAATAGAAGGATGTGATTTATAATTTTCTATTTCAAATTCTTGAGGAAGCCAATACTGCGGTAAAAATTCACCTTCAAATGTTGAACGATCGGGCATTTTTAAAGTAGGAAGATCGAATGGTTGTCTTGTTCTTCTTGGAACTCCATAAGAATCACATACTCTATGGATAGATTCATCAATGACCTGCGGCCCTACTCCAAAATCAAATGGATCAAAGTGGATATCGGTTGATGCCATATTAACTCGTTCTTCACATGTTAAATCTCTACCGATTTGTTCTTTAGCTTGTTCGATATGATTTGAATATAAATGAACATCTCCTAAATTACCAATTAGCTGATCAGGAACCATATTGACTTCTTTAGCTAGTATTTCTAATAGAAGACCATAAGAAGCGATGTTAAATGGTAGACCTAAGAACGTATCTACCGAACGTTGATTCCACATTAATGAGATTGCTCGGGTTGGGATATGAATAGAGTCACATTGTTGTTTAATGTATTGTTCAAAAGATTTTAACTCATCACCTTTTAGCGTTCTTAAATCATCAATACATTCATTTCTTTCTTGTATAGTATGTTTTTCAGAAAATGGGATTTGTTGTATCCTCTCTTCCAAACTCAACTCTCTTGTATAAATTTGAAATCCATAATGACAAGGCGGAAGTACCATTTGGTCTAACTCTGCTACATTCCAAGCGTTAACCATTAGCCTTCTACTATCAGGATTTGTTTTAAGGTCGTTGATTAAGATTGATATTTGGTCTATACCTTTTTCCTCATGATACTTACCATCCATAGTAACCTTAGCATTTGAATGCCAACTTCTCCATTGCTTACCATAAATTGGTCCTAATTCACCCCAACGTTTTGCAAAACCTGGATTGATTTTTATTTCGTTAGCAAAAGTTTCTATTGAAGGAGTATCTTCCCAACCTATAAAATGTTGCTCGTATTTTTTATAAGCATCACCATTCCAGATATTGCAATCGTTATCAACAAGGAATTTGATATTAGTATCACCACGTAAGAACCAAATAAGTTCCGTGACTATAGATTTCCAATGAAGCTTCTTTGTAGTAAGAAGAGGAAATCCTTCTTTCATGTTATGTCGAATTATATAACCGAAAATAGATTTAGTTCCGGTTCCAGTTCGATCTTTCTTTTCTACTCCAAAATCTATAATTGTTTGAAGCAGATCTTGATATTGTTTATCTAAGGAATTCATTGAAGTATTAATCAATAAGGATACTTAATTCTTTATCTATTTCTGATTGTCTATTAACATCAAGGATTTTTCGATCCGTTGATTGTATCATACGCTTTTCACTTTTAAGACCTTCAATTTGTAGATCCGTTTTAGTAACAGTTACTGTTTTAAGAGTATCAATTGAAGCTTCTAATTTATCAATTTTTTTACTAAGAGATTTAGTAGTTCTATCGCAAGAATTAAAAAAATTAATAAAGATAAAAGCTATTACAATATAAGGAAAATTACTTCTGATAAAATTATCTACTTTATTCATCTTTCTTTGGCTTAATTACTTTATTAGGTCTAGGTGCTTGTTGAGGAGTTTTTGAATTGTAATAATCATCCGTAAAACACTCACAAGGAAAAGCGGAAGAACCACATTTTGGACATTTAAGAGCTGAATTAGGGTCTATGTCTGGACGTGGAACTTCTACTTCTACTATATCGTGAGATTTAGGTTTCTTACCTTCGGATAAATACTGATAAAATTTCTTAAAAGACATAATAGTCGTTTTAAGTTATTTATCTTTAATTATTGGGCATGTCCTCTTTGCTGATCTTCTAGATTCTTTACTAGAGTTTCAACTTCGATTCCTTGCTCGGCTGCAACTAATTCTAGAGAAATATCACGAAGAATTTGACGATCTTCATTAATTTCTTTCATAGGAAGTGCAAATTGATCGCAAACTTGACGAAAAAGTACGGCAGCTTCAAAACCTCTAGCAGTATAATTCTTAAGGAAGTGGAAAACTGCTTCTGTAATTTCTGTAGGAATCTGACCATTTATAATACCATCAACATCTACTAAGCTATTGATATATTGATAGGTTTCTGAGATAGCATATGATTCATAACCTTTCCATTCTACGTTTTTGTAAAATTCATTAAACAAAAATGCTGTTTGTGGAGCAGTAAGAAAAATATCATATTTCTTGGTTTCCATCATTTGTCGAGTCCTATCAAAGTTTTCTTGAAGTTCCGCGATTTTAATTTTATCAATTCCGTTTTCCATATCTGGTGCTTCTAGCAAATCGTCGTTTTTAACTACTTTCATGTGTATTTTATTTGTTTTTTATTATATGAATATTCTTAATTTTTGTATAACAATTTTTCCCATTTTTCTTTAAAAATATTCTCTTGAGCAGAAGTTATATTATATTGTTCTTCGGGTGTGAGAGTTACTCCAGTTTTTCCTAAATTATTTTCATGATGATTAACAACAGAAGAAGGAATTAATACATGACGAATTCCTTTAGTTTGTAATTCCATACTATAATCATTATCACAATACCAAAAGCGGAATCGTTCATCTAACTCTCCTATGATATCATATATTTTTCTTTGCTGAAATATACACCATCCAGATAATTCTCCTCTAACTCTATGTCCTTCATATACATTTCTAACATGAGGAGAATTATCACCTTGAGTTTGAGGACACCAAGGAGAAGCAGATAAGATATCTGGATAAGTTTCCATTACTTCTGTAATAGAAGAAGCCCAGCCTTTTTCATAAGTCAAATCGGAATTACAAAGAACTACATATTGAGAGTTTCCAGCTCGTCTTCCTATGTTCAGGAATTTATGATATCCGAATTCAGAATTTGGATGGATTGTTGTACACGAATGCATCCATTTGAATTGATTATATTCGTCATAATTAACTTCTGGATTAGTTTCAATAACATAAGCGTGAAATGCAATATCTCCTAAATCAGATGCGAATAAAGTATCTAATCCATTCTTTGTTACTTGAAGGAGCTCGTCATTACGAGCCCATGAAATAATTACTACGTCTACATGTTTCATATTAGGGAGAAATTTTTGTAATAGTCAGAGTCACTTCTATACCAAATACCTTCAGGTACTCTAAGAATTTCTAGTACTCTCGGCACATTCATAGCTGATGCCCAAGCAAAAGGACCAGATTGATTTCCTACGAACAATTTAGCGCTATTTATTACCTTAAAGTATTCATACAAATCTTTAACAAGTAAGATTTGAAATTGATCTTTTAGAGGGAATGCTTCATATTGGAATTTTTCAAAGCAAACAAAATATTTTTCTTCGTATTGATTTGCGATATTTTGATAGCCTTGTAAAGCATCTGCTGAAAGTCTACCAGGTTTACTTATCGAACGATTAACAATTAAAGCATTTGCATATCTTTCATCTCGTTCCATATCAATCCATTTGAATTCTTTTGGCGGATTTTCACCTGGAATAAAAGTCTTGAAATACACATTTAACCAATTATGACCTGCATATAGATGATTTGAATTTCTGAAATTTGACAAATTAACTTCTATTTCTCTTCCATCGTATAGGTTAAATGAATTTAACCATTCTTGTTTTTCTAAGACTGGTTTAAGTTCAGAAAACGTAAATTCTACCGGTCGTTCAAAAGAATCACCGATATTAGCTATAAACAAATCTGCTTTAACTCCAGATATGTTGTAGATGTATTTACATACAGCTAAACTATGAATAAAGTCACCGAGCTTTCCACCCATTAAATAGCTTTTGGTCATTAGAGTTTCTTATGTATATGTAATTGTATTCAATTTTGCTATGGAATGTATATTCAATTGATTCCATGTATTGATTATACGCTGGATCGTGATTGTAATTTTCAAGTAAGATAACTCTTGGTCGATATTTATTAACATCAAAACCTCGCATAACATCTAATTCCCAACCTTCAACGTCGATTGAAACAAAATCCAGAGCTTCAACTTTAATTGATTCGAGTAAATTGCTCAATTTTACAACCTTCACATTAAATGTTTTGGTTGGATTTGAATCTGCTTTAGCATATCTTAAGCCTAAAGAAGAGTATGATATACCATCAGAAGCTGAATCCCAACCACCAGTTTCAAATACATTGAAAGTTGTTTCACCTTCTTCTGAAGAACAAGCTAATTCGTAAATTTCATTTCCAGCATTTCGATGTTGTTCTACAAATTTAGGATTGGGGTCTACACATACACACCTCCAACCAGAGTCTCTAAAATGTTTTGACATACTATAGAACTCGATTGGACCTGCTCCAATCTCAGCCATAGACATGTTGGTATTTTCACCAGGAAAAAATGTTTCTCTGATGTATTTATCGGTTTGAAATTCTGCGTAATACATTGTTGTTTTATTTTTTAATATAGAAGTCGTTTACTGCAACTCTTCTATTTTTAACATAACCGAAAGTAGAAAGATACTCCTCTATTTCTGGTTCGTTGTAATTGTTTTCTATGATGAAAAGTTTTGGTGCGTATTTTTCAATATCAAAACCTTTTAATACATCCAATTCAGTACCTTCAGTATCGATCGAAATAAAGTCAATTTCTGTTATACCATTTTCTTCGATGAAAGTGTTTAGAGTTTTTACCTCAACTTTAATCTCTTCAAGTTTTGGACTATAAATTTGATGTGCTTGTAAAAGTTTTTCATCAATAGTAAGAGATGAAATTGCACCTTGCTCTCCATTATTAAGAGTGCAAATTGTAAATGTTACTTCGTTTTGATTTTCATTACTTATTGCGAGATTGAAAACGTTTTGACGATGTTCTTTTAGGCGTTGTACACAATATGGATTTGGTTCAATTGAATAAACTTTCCAACCCTTTTGCTCAAAGTAATATGTGTTGCTACCTCTAATTGGTTCATTAGCTCCAACATCAATACAAACGCCTTTATGATTGACATCAAAAAATTCTTGTATATGCTGATCTTCTCCGTGTTGTCCGTAATACATTATGTTGATTATTTTTTTCCATACATTTTAGTAGAACCTTGCTTATACAGCTTTTGCGGTTTACCAGTGGTTATTAACTCATTTATCGTTTCATCAATTTCTTGAATTAAATCGGTTCTATATGAGTTTGCTACATTTGTTACTCTAGTAGCGTCTGCAATTTCTTTATCAGTAGCATCAGGTTTTCGTTTGATATCTTCTGCCATCCAAATACGTATATTTGCGATTGTAAGTTTGTCAATTAAATTACCGATTGTTTCCATACTTGTTATTTTGTGATTATTTGAAAATTAGGACACGGTACAATGAATTTACCTCCATTACTCAAGTATTCGTCTTCTCTCTGAATAAATTCATTTATGAAATGCCATGGTAGAACCAACATATAGTCAGGATTCATAGCTCGAACTTCCTCTTCCGATAAAATTGGAATGTTAGTACCAATCGTCTTATGATTGAATTTGTAATGCGAACGCTCAGCTATTGCATCAATTAATGTGTTATCTAAACCAAACCATTGGAGTAGAGTGTTTCCTTTAGTAGAAGCACCATATCCGCAAATAGTTTTTCCTTTGGCTTTTTCTGCTTTAATAAAGTCAACTGTTTTCTTTTTAAGAGCATTGATTTTATTATAGAAGTCTAACCAAATCATTGATTTATCGATTCCGAGAGATTCTTCCCATTTCAAGATTGATTCAACTCTAACTTCGCATACATCACGATATGGAGCCGATGAGAATGTTAGAGGGTTGCATTCATTTTTCTTGATATAGATTCGGAAAGATCCACCATTAACATCATTTAATTGACAATCAACAATGTGCATATTTGCTTGTTCGATAACTTTTTTCAAAGTGCTTAATGACCAATAATAAACATGTTCATGGCAAATGTTATCGAATGCTAATTGTTTAATCATTAGAGGTGTATAACTCATCTGAAGGACTAGAAGTCCATCATCATCCATGATTGAATGTATATCATTTAGGAATTCTAGAGGCTCGTCTAAGTCGTAAAACATTGCTATACAAGTGACCACATTTGCTTTTTCACCAGCAAATTTAGATCTATCAAAATTTTCAGCAGTAAAATAGTCTTGAACAATATCATCTGCGATTTTAGATGATTCTTTAACAAATGAATCTTCAGCTGGGTCAATTCCTAATTTTTTAACATTAGTCTTAACAAAGCTTAGAAGAGTTCCATCATTACAAGCGATATCTAACCAAAGATCTCCGTCTTTTAATTTGTGAACGGATTCAACACTTTCCACAATAGATTTTAGTTCATTTCTCATTGTAGTATTGATTCCACTTCTATACCAGTATTTACCAAACATTGAATGTATTGGTGTTGATTCTTTTAATCTAACTGCTCCATAACGTTCGTCAATGACTAATGTCATATCATGTTTTCCTGCTCGAGGGTTTTCTCCCTCTTGAATAAAGTCTGAAACATACAGTTTACCTAAACTGAAAAGTTCTTTACCTATTTTTTCCATTTCATCTAATATTGTTTTTTTAATAGTTGTATGTCGTTCAAAACCATTTTATTAACGATTTCCTTAAACGTAGTAGTAGGTTGCCAACCTAAAATTTCTTTGGCTTTTGTGTAATCACCGTTCAAAACATCAACTTCTGCCGGTCGATAGAATTTAGGGTCTTTAATAACATATTTTGACCAATCGTCAATTCCAATTAGACGAAAAGCTTCATCTAAAAATTCTTCGATTGTGTGAGTTTCGCCGGTAGCAAGAACATAATCATCTGGTTGATCTTGCTGTAACATTCTCCACATACCTTCAACATAATCTGGAGCATAACCCCAATCTCTTGAAGCTTTCAAATTACCAAGGGCTAATGTATCAGCAAAACCTAAATGAATTTTTGCAATCCCACTAGTTATTTTTCGAGTAACAAATTGTTTTCCTCGTCTTTCACTTTCATGATTAAATAGAATTCCACTGCAATTATACATCCCATATGATTCTCGATAATTATTACAAATCCAATGTCCGTATAATTTAGCAACTCCATAAGGTGATCTTGGATAAAATGGAGTATTTTCATTTGCTGGATTTTCAACCATTTTTCCAAACATTTCAGAAGATGAAGCTTGATAGAATCTCATATCTTTGTTACCATATTCTCTAATTGATTCAAGCATTCTAAGAACACCTAATCCAGTAGTATTTGCTATTGCTTCTGGAGTATCCCAGCTATCTTCAACAAATGATTGTGCTGCTAGGTTATAAATTTCATGTGGTTCTGCTTCTTTAAGACATCTGACCAAAGAATTTTGGTCAGCTAAATCACCTTTCAGATAATGGATTTTATCAGATATATGTGTGGTGTTGCTTCTTTCTTCAATTGCTTTTCTTCTTTCAATACCAAAAACTTCATAGTCTTTTGATAGTAAAAGTTCTGCTAAATGGCTTCCGTCCATACCATTTATACCACTGATTAAAGCTCTTTTCTTACTCATATTAGATATTATATGTTGATTAGAGTTATGTAGTTTTTATTCCTGGCCATTTTTGTTGTAATTTCTTTTTAAATTCAGAATATCTACCCCAGCAAAATCCTTTATTAGAAACCGTAAAAGAATGATGGTTTAAGAATGTATCATTATTAAGTTTATAAGTATAATTAGGATCAGATTCTTTTGATATTGTAGATATCGTGTATATTTCTTGATTTTTTAATCTTCCTAATCGAGCACAATAATCTTCCACATACAGATGATATTCATTAAAATCAATTTCATCAAATTGTATATCATTATCAGTCTTAATAATCAAAAAGCAGCAATCTGCAGTATCTATTTGATATATTTTTTCAATTTCTGACCAACGATAATTACCTAATTTATCTACCCCTACCATACCTAATGCTCCAAAATTATAATCAAGAGCTTCCATAGTAAGTTCAATTCTATCTAATAGGTCACTAGAAAAAGAAACATCTTGATGAGTAAGTATAATATAAGGAGTTTTTGCCATACTTACTAATTTGTTATAATTTTCTGCTGGATATTTTTCGTCAGAAACACTAACAACATCAAATTCTCCTTTTAAGTTTTCAATACTAGGACCTAAAAGTCGATCAAAAACTTCTTTATCGTGTTCTATATAACCAATAGTAAATTTATTAATGGAATTTTTCATGGTATTCTATAACTTTTTTGTGAAATTTTTCAAAGTTATCCTTTATAGATTTTTGATCCATTTCAAACAGTTGAACTTCTCCGGTTTCACAAGATATCCAAATTTCGCAAGATTTAGGAAATATGCCATGTCTTTCATGAAGAGCAATAGAATAAGCGGCAATTTGCATTTTGTAATTGTCTATCCATTTTTCTAGCTTAGGTTTTTTACTCGTTTTAAAATCTATAATTTTAGGATTCCCTTCAATAGAATTGATTGCTAAGTCCATTCTACCGGCATATCCTCCACCTTTCGAAGACCATAAAGGTTCTTCTTGATATAAAATAGAACCTATTCGATCGTAGAAATCTGAATTATTACAAAAATTCAAAAACAAATTTTTACCTACTTCTAGTTCTTCTTCTGTTAGAGTAGAACATTCAGCTATAGATTTTATGAAAGCCTGTTGCAAAGGTTTCTCATCTTTATAAATAAATTTGGAATTTATAAAGTGCTCGTGTAGAGAATGCATAAAGGTTCCTCGATTTGCAGAAAATTTAGATATTCTTTCTGCTTCGGCTTCACCTACGCGAGCTTTCCAAGCGTCTAATCCGCTTTTATCCGTCATTTCACTCAATATAGTAGTGACACTAGGATATTTTATATTTTTGTTTTCATCGACTATGTAATACCTTCCGGATCCATGGTCTCCAACTGTGGTTTTCAATAAAATGTATACTTTATGATATCAATGGCAGATGAGCCTAAAAATTTTACACATATCTTGTTTCCTGTAATAAGTAAAGCAGAAACAAATGCGACATTAAATAACCATCCAAAAAATTTAGTAAAACTAAAAGATTCTACAGAAGGAGTTAGAATTACTAGGTATGCTGGATATTCTGCAATTCTAGTTACTTCCGGATATACTAGCTCGTTAAGTCTAACATCCATTAGCAAAAGATCTAAATCTCTTAGCTCTTCAAGCATCCAAGGCCAAACTTGATCTCGTTTATCAAATGGTAGAAGTTCTTCAGGAACATTAATTACCGTGTAAATTCTACCAATATTATCTTTGCGAAGTTCATATTTGAAGCTCTTGAATTTTTCAATAGTTTCAGATTCTTTTAAAGCACTTCTAACTATAAGCCATTGTCGAACATCTTCATAGACTTCAATAGGCCATTTCCATACATTAAATAAATTCATATGTTAGATTTCTAAATCTTCAATATCCTCTTCACCTAAAGCCCTTGAAAAAATAGCTTCTTTATCTTTTACAATTTTGTTTTGTGCTATAAGTTGCTGCTTAGTATGCTCTCTCTTTTTAGCATCATCCTTAGGAATTGAAAGGAATTCTTTTTGTAGCTTTTGTAATTGTAATTGAGCTTCATGAAAATCATTAGTAGCTTTTTGAAGTTTCTTAGAAGAAATTCCGATAGCTTCTTCGACTTTAGCAGATTCAAATTCTTTCGAAAACTGCTTATAATTAGGAATAGGATTTGATTTCATCAAAATGTTTATTTTATATATTTGACTTATTTAATGACTTGATAACCATCTTTGATAAGACGTTTTCCTCTAGAGATTCGATTTTTTACGGTATGTAAAGGAAGCTCTAGTTTTTGTGCAATTTCTTCGTATTTAAGATCGTTAAAGAATTTTTCTTCGATTACTAATCGATAATCATCTGGAAGTTTTTCTACGATTTTACGAAGACGATTCATGTTATCTTCCTCTTCATGAAGCTCTTCTTTAACAATTAGATCTTCTTTGTAAGAATCAGCAGCTTCAAATTCGATTTTTGAAAGAATATTTTTATTTTCGGATCTTTCAAAATGTGACATATTAGTAGTTTTGCTGGCTTTACGATATCGAAGTTCCATGCAAGCCGCAGTATATGCTATTCGATAGATCCAAGTAGAAATATGCCATTTTACGTCGTAAGATTCTATTTTGTTATAGACAGTAGACATAGTATATGAGATAACGTTTTCGGCATCATCGTTATTTTTAACGATTTGATAGACATAATTGTAAAGACCTGGTCTAATACGATTATATAATTCAGTGAATACCTTTTCTGACTTAGTTTGCTTAAATTTCAGACCTAGATCTTTGAGAGAGTCTTTTTTAATTTTTGCCATATTTTAAGTTTTTAAATATAATACAATATAATAAAAAAAATCGATATAAAAAAATTTTAGTGAAAAATAATTGAATTATTTTTAGAGCTGAATGCAGAATCGGTCTCGCATCTTTTTAATAGTTTCCTCAGGACATCCATGGACATTTTCCGATAAATGTCGATTCTCTACGATTATTGTATGAACTCTATAACCAAAGATTTCAGCTAATCTAAAGTAAACATCCATTTCCCATTCCATAGTAAAAGTATTAGCAACTCCTATAATAGGTTCATTTGCTGCCATAGATTCTTCTACTTTAGATTGACACCATTCATGTGCTAATTGCAATTTTAATATGTCAAATTTGTATTCTCCGTCAAGTTCAAAAAACATATCAGCAGAATAATGAACTTTGCAAAGTACACCAGCCAGAGAAGATTTACCAGATCCAGGTAAACCTCTGAAAAGAATAAGATCTTTTATCATGATTTATAAGAATTAACCATATCTAATAGGAAATCCGATTCAATAGGACTTCCATTCCAATTAGCAATATTAACGTTAAAACGAAAATTATTTTCTCGAACATCATTTGGAGTATTTCCACCATGTAGATGGATAATACCGTCATTCATTCCAGGCCATTCTAAAAGTGGCCAATATGATATTAGAAATTTATTGTCTGCTGCAAAGGCAATTTGATTTTTCATTATTGAATGTCTCTTTAATTTTATTAAAGACATTTCCGGTAAATGTGAATCATATATACCCTGAATGAACATAATTTTACCTTGTAAATGAATCATAGACCCTTCACCAGAAATAGGATCCCATGAAAAATTACCTAGATGATATACAATATCGTTTTTGTTAACTTTACTATTCCAATTATCTACATATGCATCTAGCATATCCTCTTCAGATTCGAAACCTCGTTCCAAAGCGGTTAATCTTCTACCGAAGAACGTATCACTAACAAAGAAAGATTTCATAATATTATTATTATGACTTTGGTGACTTAGAAGATTCAGAAATTGATCTAAAAATTTCTTCTATTTTTTTGATGAGTGGATTTCTTACGATATCATCATCAGAAAAATTCATACATCCAAATTCTTCTATCTTAGAAAATCTATCCATAATTAGCTGAAGAGAAGAATTTCTTTTGTTCTTAAGATCTATTTGTGCACTGTCTCCTAGAAATACCATCTTACAATTAGAACCTAAACGAGTCATTATAGTATGCATATTGTCTGGTGTGATATTTTGACATTCGTCAATTAGAACAATACAATCATCAAAATTTATTCCTCTAAGAAAAGCAATAGGCATAATTTCGATAGATCCATTATCTCTCATATCTTTGATAATTGTTCTTCCTACAATCTTCTCAAAATTATGAATAAATGAATAAACAAAAGGCTCCATTTTTTCTTCCATAGTACCTTTCAAATATCCTATTTCTTCATCCTTAAGTGTAGTGACGGATTTTACTATAAAGATCTTCTTAAATCTATCATCTTCTTTAAATAATTTAAGAGCTTGAGCACATGCAATGTAAGTTTTTCCAGTTCCAGCCGGACCAGAACATATGACAACTTCTTTTTTCTCTATAAAATCTGCAAATGTTTTTTGATTAACATTCTTAAATTTTAGATCAATTCTAGCATTTTTAAGAGTTTGATTGTGAGTTTGATTCACAATAGAATTGTAAATTGATTTCTCTTCTTCTTCACTATACTTTTTTCTTCTAGCCATGTATTTTATTTGTTTATCTTTCGTTTACTTTGACTGTAATTGTATTAGCATTAAAATATCCTGAAAGTGCAGATGATAATGCTTGTTGCAAGTCTGCTTTTGATATAGATGGAGATGGAGATTGTGGTGCAGGAGCCATAGCTTTAGGAGCAGCAGTTGGTTTTTCTCCTCCACTAAAAAGCCCTTTTGCAGCATCCATTGCACCTGATAGAATACCTCCTTTTTCTTCTTTAACTCCATCGATAGAATCTGTAATAGCTTTTGCTAAATCTTCGAATGCTTTATCTATAGATTCTGCTATTTTATCTCCTATAGCTTCAGGAGATTTAGATAACATAGCTATAGATTTCATCATAGAATCAGTTAATGTAAGTTTCTTAAGATCCATACCATTTATGTTATCCTTTAGAGTTTTCATAGATTTTTGTATTCTATCAAAATTATCTGCAACTTTATCTAGATGATCTATAGGTTTGGAATTAAATGAAAGTAATATTTTATCTAACGCATAAGTTAAATTATTAGTTTGGCCGGGATCCCATCCTATAGATTTCCATTTTATAAGTGCTTCACTTAGACGTAAAATAGCAAATGAAGATAATCCGATTGATGTTGCATTAGCAGCTGCACTACCAGCACCTATTGCAGATTTAGCTAATCCTTTGATAGATCCCCAAAGACCTCCATTTTCTTCGGTTTTTTGAATAACTTTAAGTATTTCGTCTATAGTAAATGCTAGAGTCTTAGAATCCGAGGTAGTCCATTTAACGGTTTTAAATTTAATAAGAGCTTCAGACATTAACCAAATACCTGCCGAAGCAAAAATCAAAGATCCAGCAGACATTAAAGCAACAATAGCATCGAAAGGATTAATACCAGAAGGAACTGTCCCTATTTTCGAAGGGGTTTCGCCTCTAAGAGTACTCAATACCATGCTTATAGTTTCTCCTAAAACTGCATTTTGTGACGGATCCCATTGTACTTTTTTAAATTGTTGTAAAGCTAATGACATTAAAAATATTGCAGCAGATCCAACAATAATAGCTCCTGCAGATAAGAACGACATTATTACATCTAACGGTCCTCCAGAAGTTGATGGCGTCGGTACAGTTCTAGCAGTACCTGCTAAAGCACTTAGAACCATAGTAATAGTATCTCCTAAAACTGCATTTTGTCCTAAATCCCATTGAACAGATTTAAATTTTTCTAAAGCAAATGACATTAAGAATATTGCTGCGGATCCTACTAATAAAGGACCTATAGATAATAGAGACAATATTCCTTGTAATCCCTGACCTATTGCTCCTGTTACATTGCCCATGATTCCTTTCTTTTCACTAGTTCCACTTAGAGCACCTAAAACTGATTTGATAGTATAAGTTAAATTATCACTATTTTTTTTAGTCCAATTAAGCGTCTGAAATTCTTTCAGAGCCATAGACATTGCCCATATAGCTAAAGCACTTAATCCTATAGCAATTGCACCTAAAGCGATAGGTGCAAAAGCAAGTCCAGCAAGTCCAAATACTAAGGCAACACCTCCAAGAATTCCTACAAGTAAAAATCCATCTTCCATAGTCATTTTAGCTTCCATAAAAGTTTTCAATCCATATGTAATTCCTATTAGTGCTAAAGATGCAAGACCCAATGCTAAAGCGCCTTTCATTATACTAGTATTCATTTTACCAGCTAACCAAAAAGCCATACTAATAACAACAATAGATAATCCTACAATTAGAACATCTTTTATACTTATATCATTTGCATAAGATTTCATTACTATACCGAATGCTAATATCGCTAATGAAGAAACTAAAAGCATGGTTATTCCACTTTTAACTTGTTTAGAACCTAAAACATATAAAGCAATACTAAGAGTAAGCAAAGCAGCAGAAAGTATCATAACTCCTATAAGAATCATAGGCATAAGTAAAGTTACTACTACCATTCCTAAAGCAAATAATAATACCCCTTTAGATAATTTATTTAAAGACCACATAGCTAAAGAAGCTTTAATACTAATGCCCATTGCATTTAATAAAAGTCTAATGGTTAATCCAAATAATACCGCACCAATCATTGCAATAGGTGCTATAATTGCATATAGAACCATAGCTAATCCAAATCTAAGTACTGCACCTCCTAATCCTAAAAGAGATTGTAATGCTGCAGAAGTCCTAAATCCAACTGCACCCGCACTAAGTAAAAGTAATCTAACGGTAAGTCCAAACATTACTGCACCAATCATTGCAATAGGAGATATGATAGCAAATGCAGTTAAAGCCAATCCAAATTTGAGTACCCCTGCACCTAATTCAGTAACAAGTGCCATTGCTAATATACTTTTAGGCGAAATAATACCTATACTCATAAATAACAATCGAAGAGTTAATCCAAACATTACTGCACCAATCATTGCAATTGGTGATATAATTGAATAAGCAGCCATATACATTCCAAATTTCAATATAGATAAACCAAGAGTACTAAGAAGATTTCCTACAGCTTTTGCTTGCTTTTCATCTACATTTTTAGTTAAATCTGAAAAAGATTTTCCTAATTTAGTTAAAAAACCATCTATCTTATCAGCAGCTTTATCATCTAGCTTAGATACAGCTTTTATAATTTTATCTAAAGAATCTGCCATTCCTCCTAAAAGTTCTCTAAATCTTTTAGGATCTGTTCCATTACCTCCGCTACTAGAAAGAGCATAATTTTTAGCAATAGAATTTTGTATATCCGATAATATTTTGGTCTGACTTCGCAATTCAGATACTACGTCATTTTTCATGACAGATTCTATACAATTAAGAATTACTAACGATTCATCATTAGTCGATTGTGTAGATTCAAGCATGACGTCCATCTTTTTAAGGATGGACATCATTGCGCTATTAATCTCTTGTTGCCTTACCGCCATTCATAATTTATAATTTTAAAGAGGATGGAATACTAGGGAAAGATGGCATTTTAGGAGACATCATAGATGAAGGATTCATACCTTTAGGTAAATATTTTCCTGCATCTTTCATCATTTGATTAGCTGACATGTCTCCATGTTTCTTGTTCTGGCCTTCTTCCGCTTCTTGCTTTTCCTTTAATATATCTATCAAATTTTGTACGATAAATTCGTATTCATAATAAGGCATATTTTCAACCTCGGAAGGTTGAAGACGTAAATGATATAACAAATACGTCTTAGTCTTAAAGAAGTTCTCCAGTGAGATCTGAAACAACGAAAAGACTTTTGATGCCTCCGGGAAAGCTTATAGGGGTCTGTAGCCCCGTATGACACTTCTCACATGTAGTGTGAAGCTTTTCTTTTACTCCAACTTTGCATAAGTCAGTTAACATATACATTGTTTGATATTTTGTAGTGTCCCATGACATAAATTCTATTTCAAGATTGTTGATAGAAGCTTCAGTGAATCCTCTCCAATCAGAAACCATGTAAGGAAGGACTTTTATAAAAGATTGATCTATTTTTCTACCTTCTTGTTGCTTCTTTTGAATGTACTTAGTAATTTCCATCATCATTCCAATAGTTGGAGGAGCTATTTTAATAGTGCCATTTGATTTAGTATCTACGCTAAAAAGTCTTTGCTCTTGATCGTAATATTTCATTATCTTATCACTAATTTCATTAGCTTCAAAAGATGAATTTTTGATTTGTATATCATTTTCATGATTGCATTCTTCACAAATATTCTTGATGACCAATTGATTTTCTCCTTTAGAAAAAGTCAATTCTCGAATTTCCATTATGATATAAATTCGATCTTCTTCTTTAAGATCTTTAAATGACATTTGCTTACTAGGCTGCCTAATCATAAGACAAGACTTGATAATTTCATTAAGTGCTTCATCTATCGAAAATGGATTATTTTCATCAATAGTAGAAAAATGTCTAATTTCTTTTACTTGCGCAGCTCTAATAAAAAATCTAGTGTTTGAAGCATAAAATAAACCTTTAGAAGGAAAATTTTCAGCATAAATTTCCATATAACCAGGAAGAACTGCTGGCTCGCCTGAACTTAAATCTTCGAACATTTTAGATTTTCCTAAAGAAGTTGTTTTTTCTTGTTCAGGCATTTGTGAATTTTGATCTGTGTATTCTCTGCTTTCGAGATCTCTCTTTCCAGCTTCATCATAATTATTTCCCATAATCAATTAAGTTTTTCAAATTTTGTTTTTTGGATTATTTCTTTTATTTTTTCATTTACAAAGGATGTTTGCTCACCTTCATATTCTCTTATATGATTCAATATAAGCTCTCTTACGTATGCGGAAGAAGTCATTAATTTACCATGTAGCAATGAATAATTGAGTATGATATTTTTTAATTTATGATGATCTACCGCAGAAAGAAGGACCTGAATCTTTTCGTCCTTATTTTCCTTTGACATATCTTACATTTTTTAATATATATCTCTATTTAGATTACAATATTACAATATCAAATTATTATAGTAGTACATAATATTGATTCAATAAATGAATTCTAAGGCACTTACAAAATTACATAAAGATTATAATATACAAATAAAAATAGGGTCACTGAGCAAAACCCAGTGACCCTCAGAATCATTATTATTAATTTATTTAGCAATCTTTTTCTTTAGCTCTAATAAATCTGTTTTATACATATTAGCAGGAAGCAATTCTTGTACTCTTTTTACTTCATCGCTCATCTTTTCGATTTGTGAGAGTAGATCTTCGAATTTTTCCTTAGTCAATGTATGGATAGACATATTTAAGAGATAATCATAAGAATCTTCTATTTTATGAAATTTGTCTTTTTCTAAATCCGATATAATATCAATCTTAGGTCTATTGCTAATCTTAAGTTTATTGTCTATAATCTTTTTAATAAATTTAGCACGATTAGATGAAATTAAAAGATCTTTATTTAGCTCATCTAAAAGATATTGTTTTCTTTTATCGTAAAATGATAGCCTAAATTTTACAAAATAATTGATTAGCTCTGTAGCAGATTTAAATATAATAAGCTTTCCGTTTTCGTTAAGACATGTAAGGTTTTCTGTTTCAGATTCATTTAATTTTAGAAGTGATTCTAAAGAATTTTTCTTTATTCTTTCTGCAAGTGAAGCTCTATTAAATTTTACAGAATAATGAATTTCATTCTTAGTACAATTGTCATCATAATATTGAATATGTCCTTTTTCTTGTAATGAATTAAGGTGTGATTCGAATTTCTGATAAGTCATCGAAGGAGGAAGTTCTGTAATTTTTACTGTAGTTGTATTCGTAATCTCATAAGATCCTTTAATTAAAAAAGAAGAAGATTGCGATTCTATTTTTTCTACACGTCCATCAAAACCATTCCACCAAGGTAAAGGTTCACTAAATTTCTTTCCGTCTAAAGATTTAATACATGCATCAATAAGATCAATAGAATTTCTATTAAGTATGTTAGTAGCAAAACCAACTGCAATTCCAGAAGAACCATTAAGAAGAACCGTTGGAATAATTGGCAAAAAGAATTTAGGTTCTATTTCATTTCCTTCTTCCTCTTGTTTTTCTAGAAGTTCAAAATCTTTGTATAATAATCTAAAATTTCCATTAAGCTTAGTAGAAATATATCTAGGAGCACCTGGTTCAGGAGAACGAAGAGAACCAAATTGACCAATTCCGTCAAGAAGAGGCATTGAATTTTTAAATGTTTGTGCCATTCCTATAATAGCAGCATTAAGACTAGCATCTCCATGATGATAAGCCGCATCTGCAGCAATTCTTCCGGCAAATTGAAATACCTTATTAGGTTTGTCGTTAGAACCTTTCCATACTCGATTAGCTACATAGATAATTTTCCTTTGAGTTGGTTTAAATCCATCAATTGCAGAAGGAATTGCTCGATTCTCGATAGTATACATTCCATAAGCGGCATATTCATTATCTAGATATTCCGTGATAGTTCTTTGAACTTCTTTATTACTTACTTTATATCCGATTTCCATACTTCTTTTCCGTTAACGTAAATTTGTATAATGTTTGAATCTTGTTCTTTCAATTTATCAATATATGCTTTTGGATATTTGATATTTTCGTAAATGACTTCATAACAATTTTTATCGTTAGGATTCCTTTTTATGATTTTTATCATAGAACCTCCTTCTGTTTTTGAAAGAGGATTTGTTCGCATTTCCTTATTTGGTACGTAAGTTTTCATTTTATTTTTTATTATGCCAAACCTGCTCTAAATGTTTAAGAGTTTTTGGAATTATATTATCATTATAGAAACAATCGATTGCGTATCCTATGTATTTTCCTTCTGTAATTTTGTTATATTCTTCCGGCCATATATCAAAAAGAAAATTCATTAGAGCTTGTCCATTTCTGATATATGCAGGTTTTTCCTTTAGGATTTCGCCGACATATTGTGCATAAAAATTATCGTAAGTCATATTTTTTTATTAATTTTGATAATGTAAATATAATACAAAAAATTCAAATAAAAAAATTTATTTTAAAATATTTTAGATGGAATAAGGATTATCAGAAAATATAATAGGCAATCCATCTTCTATAGCGGAATAAAAAATTTCTCGTATATAATCTTTAAATTCATTTTCGTCATCAAAAGTTATTAAATTTCCTTGGTGATAACATCTAAATATTCCAATTTCTCTTAAAATGTCTAACTTATTTAGAATAATTCCAGATACTTGATTTATCAAACTTGAATTGATTATCATATCTAAATTTAGATAATTACATTGACGTTTTCTACTAGTGGTAGCACCAATTTCTTGACCAATTTCTTGAATTTTTTCTAAGACTGGATCATTACTAGGTTGAAATTGTTTATTCCCTACATAAGTTTCATAAACTTTAGCAATACCATAAATTCTATGTAAACAATCAGGCCTTAATCCAGAAGCAATTACTCCAGCAATTCCACAATGCGATGAAGTCACATATGGATAATCTCCAAAATCGATATCAAGACCAAAACCTTGAGCACCTTCAAACATTACATTAGAATCATTAAGATAAAATAACTTAATTACATCTATTTTATCGAATTTGAGTGTATCTATATCTCCGTATCTAAAACCAATTCTTTGATATTTATCTCTATAAGCATATGCAATTCCTGATTTAGTAGATCCAATAACAGATCCATCAGAATCTAAAGCTTTATGTTCATCAGTGATAATATGTGCTCTAGCATCAATTCCAATTAAATGCGTTATATCTTTTTCTAAAAATGCAGAAATTTCTTCTACTTCTAATAAAAGTTTTTCATAATCTACAACACATCCTGGACCAATAATTGAAGGAATATCAAAGAAGACTCCGGCAGGAACTTGATGAGTTACTATCTTTCTTTCATTATGATATATTGTATGTCCAGCATTAGGTCCACCATTAAATCTAATAACATGTGAATATGTACCATTTTCAATCAATGAATACGTACATTTAGCTTTGGCTTCATCTCCATATTGGAGACCTATAACTACATCGGCTTTAACCATTTTTTAGTATTTTATTAATCTTTCTTTTCTTTTATTTGAATCTCCACCAAACCAAGCATTGAAAGATTCTTTGTATTGAGGATCACTTGTCATTTGTATAAGTTTTGGATTTCTAATAATATCTTCATATTCGTAATCTTCTAGAGCAGCTAATCCCTTTTTATATTCTATTGACCATCCTTTAATATTGGATTTAGATTCCCAATTATGATATTCTTCTTTTGTGTAAAATGAAATAGAATCTTTATTCTTTTTTGCAACAACAATAGGAGTAAGTACTCTGTAAATTTTACCTTGCTCAAAAAGTTCTGGCCAATATTTACCAAAGAAATTCATAAGTAATCCAGCGATAGCATCACCATCAGGATCTGCATCGGTATAAATAAGAATTTTTCCATATCTTAGATTTGTAGGATCTTCTCCTAATCTAAGACCTAAAGATCCCATTAAATTTATAACTTCTTCGTTTTTGATAACTTCTGAATTTTTCATTTCAGATACATTAAGGAATTTTCCTTTTAATGGGAATGCTCCAAATGTTTGTGGATCTCTAAATTGCCTTACTGCTGATTTAGCTGAATCGCCTTCAAAAATTCCTAAAACACAAGATTCTCTATTATCTCGAGATTTTGCATCAATAAGCTTAAGAATTTTAGCAGTAGAAAGATTCTTATTTAGTTTTCTAAGTTCAGCTCTTTCTTCAGCTAGCTTTTTCTTTTCTATCCAATCTAATATAGATTCAACAATTTCTGATTGAAATAGAGTTTTGATTAGCTTATCTGAAACTATATGAGTAGAACCATAATCTTTAGGTTCCGTTATAAGCTTTTCTTTTGTTTGTGAAGAGAATGCTGGATTGATGATAGTTGAATTCACAAATATAGAAATATGATTCCTTATATCTGATGGTTTAATATCAACCTTATGCTTCTTATATATGAGCTGGCGTAATTTATCTACTGTTTGATTTACGATATAAAAAACATGAGTTCCTCCATCTTTTGTTTCAATAGAATTAACGAAAGAAATTGATTGCATTCCTGAATTCGAAGGAGCGAATGCAATTTCCCAATTTTCTGAACGTTCATAAAAAACAGTATCAGTATAAAGCTCTGCATATTCTTTAAAAGTTTTGAACTTAAATTTTTCTGAATTGAATTGTATTTTAAGATGTGGATTACATGCAGCAATATCGATAAGTCTTTTACGGACCATTTCTACATGAGCATCATTTATTTCGGTCATGCCAAATCTCTCAAAATCTGTAATAAAAGATATTTCCGTAAATTTCTTATCTGATGGAATTATTTTCGGAGAAGATCGCTTAGACATATTATTAGTAAATGTCTGAACGAATTGATTTTTTCCATCAGCAGTTTTAATTACGAATTTAGATGAAAATATATTAGTAAGTGAAGCACCTACACCATTAGTTCCAGCTACTGTTCGATTTTGAGTATCATCGAAATTAGAACCAGCTCGAAGATTAGAAAATATTAATTCAGGAATCCAAATTTTGTGTTCGTCATGTATAATAACCGGAATTCCTCCATTATCCCATACAGAAATTTCACCAGTAGATCTATTTAGAGTTACATGTATAAAATTAAGGTTTTCATTTCTTTTTGATTCATCTACAGAATTTGAGACTATCTCGTCAAAAAGCTTTAAAAATCCTGGATTGTATTGAATATCTTTCTTTTCGAATTTAGTTCCATCGAATAAAAATTCAGAAGAATCATGTGGTTTAGTAGATCCAATATACATTCCTGGACGCTTTAGGACATGTTCTATTTCGTTCAGGAGAGAATATTTTTTGCTAATTTCTAATGTTTCCATTTATTATTTTGGTTAATAATAATATGATAAAGAGAGTATTTTAGTTTACATCCATTTTACCTGAAGGAAAGCATCTAGATTATTTCCACCTGCATATGATATAGAAGATTGAAGACATTGTTCTAAGTAAGCGTATTCATCTAGAATAGATTTATCTTTAAATTCTATAAGATTTCGAGTACCTTCAATTCTTTCACTTTTACCTGATTGACTAGAAGCACTACCCCAATATTCTTTGTATATTTTGTCTCCTATTTGCATTAATTCTCCTGGAGAATCATTAAATCCAGCAAAAATTCCACCAACCATAACCATAGTAGCGCCTAAGACAAGAGATTTTGCAATATCTCCAGGATTCTTTATTCCGCCATCTGCAATAATAGGAACTTCTGATATAGAAGAGCATTCATAAACTACAGAAGCTTGACAATTTCTACTTCCAAAACCAGTTGCAGGATATGTTGTACATGCAGATCCAGGACCAATACCTACCTTAATCGCATCCGCACCCCAACGTTCTAAATCAATTACCGCTTTAGGAGTTGATACGTTTCCAGCAATAATAAATGTACCATGCATAGTAGTTTTAAGAAATCGAATCATATTTTCCATTTTGATTGAATGGCCATGAGCGATATCTATATTAATATAATCAACGTAAAGTCCCATATTGATAATTCTATTAATCAATCTATAAGATTCTTGATTAACTCCTATAGATATAGAAACAAAAAGTCTACTTCGATTCATTTCAGATATGAATTGTATAAGATTATCATCTGAAATAAATCTATGCATAACATAAAAATAATTTTCCTTTGCTAGTTTTTTTGCTAGCTCTTGATTGATAATACATTCCATATTAGCCGGAATTACCGGCATCCTGAAAGAACGTTTTCCTAAAGTTACACTAGTATCACATTCGTTTCTAGAATCTACTATGCATCTATTAGGAATCAGATTAATGTCTTGATAATCGAATCTTTTCATTTACGTATTATATAATGTTTCTTATGTTGTATTGAATTGTAATAATTCGCTCTTTCTCTTTGATCCTTAATAGATCGTCTTTTAATATTATATGATTGATCCATTTCCGAAGTTTTAGGAGACTTCAAAAAAACTACTCCTGCTTTAGGAGAACAACTCAAAAGCAGGAGTAATAGAAAGAACTTCTTCATAGAAATTCTATTTATTAAAGAAGAATTTGAAATATACGGTTCCTCGAATTATTATATAATCATCAACAATATCGTCAATTACATTACTTTGTATGTATACTTGATAGCAGCTTTTATGAAAAAATTGCATATTCTCATATGAATATCTTCGATAATATATTTTTGCTAGCTTTGCAGATATAATATCTGCTACTTTATCATCTACATATTCATCATAATAACAATCTAATTTAAAATCTCTTCTAAAAGGATAATAAGTTTCTGGCAAATCGTAAGATATCTCAATAAATTCTTTTCCTTTAGTTGTGTCACAGCAGTCAAAATTCTTTGATGGATTTATACGAGTATAAAATTTACCAGCAACTCTATCAGCCCAATCATGTTTATCCTGAGACATTGCTAAATTAGACAAAGCAAAGAAAATAAATGCTAATACATATTTCATTTTTGATTATTTATTTGGAAATTTACCCTCGGCATTTCTATAAAGACTAGTAAGCTCAGGAACATAAACATAATTATATTCTTTATCTTTAATGCGTGCTTTTATTAAACTGTAAATATCTGCATCAACAGGCATTACCGAAGTCCTTTTAGGTTCTGTGCTTTTTTGCTGTGCAGCATCTCTGTACCTTATTCCTTTGATACCTGGAAGAAGTCTCCAAGAAACAGCAGAATGTGAAGCATTTCCGGCTTGTGCAAAATGATTATCTTCTTCTACACTTTTAATATTTACACCGTTTGGATAATAAAGAATTTTTTTAGAAGTTCCTCCACCGACAGGTTTCTTAGCAGATTTTGTATAAACAAATGCCGCTTTAGGATATTGAGTATAAGCTTTTGCTAGAGATATTAAATGATTAGGTTTCCATTTATCATCATGATCTATCTTTGCGATAATATCCATTCCGGCAGATTCTGCCATAGATATACCTTTATTCCAAGCTCTAGATCCTCTTGTGATTTTCTTTTCGTTAGCAGGAATATCAGTATCTCTTTCACCAGGAGAAGAAAGATTGTGATATTCATATTGACTACCTACACATTCTTTCATTACCTTTTGGATTTCTTCATCACCTTCATAACAATCACCAACTATAAAAACTTTCCAATTTTTGTAAGATTGATTTGATATAGATTCTAGACATTCTTTAAGTACTTCAGGAGTGGACATGTATTTAGATCTAGAATTGTCTATTTTATGTGTAGCAATAACAATACCAATTTTTAGTTTATCATCTACATCATTACTTAAAGATTCTGCAATTAATCCATAAGAATCAAGACTTTCTTTGATAGAAAGATTATGAATATATTCGTCAAAGAATAGAAATTTTGACATTACAAAAATAATTTATTGTATATATCTTACTTTCTTATTAGCCTAAGAATAGTAAGCTCTTTATAGAGAACAATTTCTTCAATTAGAATATAATTAGTAAATAGATCTAAAATATCTTGAGTCCTAAAATCATGACAATGATAAGGATTAAAATGCGTACTTTTCTTCGAAGGGAAAGAGACTATAACCGTTTTAGCTTTTACTAGATCTGCAACAGTTGGAACCAAAGTAGCATCTTCTATATGTTCAATAGTTTCGAGAGAAACTAAAACATCTATTTCAGAAATTCCATCTTTTTTAAGATAATCTGATGCTTCTAAAGCATTAATGTTTAGAAATTTAACATTTTTATCGGAAAAATTTTCCTTAGCATATTCTATAGCTTCTTCGTCGATATCAATACCGGTAACTCTTTTAACATCAGGATTATGTGAAATCATCCAGCTTCCATATCCACAACCACTAGCAAAATCTAAAACATTTCCATAACACCATTGTCTAACCATTCCATATCTCTCTACATGTCTTCGATATGAAATATCTGATAAAATATCTTCTACGTCTTGCCTATCTATATAAATCCTTTCTGCTGCTTTTTTGATCCTTTTAGTTTTTATCATATAAAATTTTTATTTTGATTTCTAATATACAAAAAATCTTTTATTATATGATATGTATCGAGATCAGTTTCAGCACAAAAGGACTCTTTCGAGTCCTTATATTTATTAATCAATTAAACAATATTCTCTTCATACCAATCAGATCTCCAAACTACATCCATAGTAGCTACTTCAGTAGCTGTATAATCACCTGCTAATTCAGGAAGAGTTGCAGTAGGGATACAATCATGGAAAGTACGCTGCCAGAAAATATCTCCCTTTCTATTGAAATTAGTAACTACTATAGTTCCAATATAATCTTTCTTAAGACCTTGCTCACCAGTAAGAGGATTGTATACAATTCTCCACCAATCTCTAAGAGTTTTATAAACATAAAGCTCATTAGCATCATTTAAATTTAGAGTAAATCCAATTGTTAAATCTACAGTAGTAGCTTCAGGAATACCTCCAGCATAAGAACGAGTAGCAAATTTATATTTTTGTTCTACTGGAGTTTGGCCTTTATCTTGATTTAATCCAGAAACTTTAGTTACATGTTCAAGAAGAATAGAACCTCCAGAAACACTAGGAGGTGGAAGGATATTCACTTCGAATAAATTACTATAATACGGTTCATACCATTTGGTAGAAGCTTTATTATTGAGATAATGAGGTAATCCAGGCATGATTTAAAATCTTTTTTCTTTATATTTATTATATATTCGTTCTTTTGAAAAAATTGTAGAGCTAAATTAATAGCCCTACAATTTTATGAGATTAAAGGAAATTACCAGTTGCGATAGTTCCAGTCTTAAGAATAGTTGTACGATGTACTAAGATACCCATTCCTCTTACAGGTTCGACGTATGTATCGAGAATACCAATATTACTATCGATAATTTCGGTAGTATTGTTAGTAGTATCCATTATGTTTTGGAAATCATAAACTCCACCATCAGCAAGAATTTGAGATAAGAAATTATCCGCAAGAGTCTTGATCTCTAAACGATTTTGTGCAGTGTTGAATTCCCAACGATAATTTTTAAGGATAGCCTCTATACCATCTTGAATGTAAATGATAAGCTCACGAACGTGAATCTGTGAAAGTGCAGATTTGATACTCTGTTGAGCAGTTTGATTAGCATTAATAGTTAAACCAAAACCTCTCTTATTTACAATAGCGTTATAACCAAACGGTTCAACAAAATCTAGATCTGTACGGTCAAAATTAAATTCAACACCTACTAGACCTTTTCCGCTTACTACACCTCTACGAGGACCAGCAACGATTGAATAAGGAAGAGCTAAATTATATTTGTCGATATACAAATTAGAAACATAAGCCGCTGGAGGAATTGAATTATTCTTGCCATTTTCTCTAATGATTAGATTAGGTCCATAGAATGCTGAATAATTAGCACCATCAGCTATTGCAGGAAGACCAAATACATTAGAAGGAGCAAGATCAAGATTTCCACCAGATGGAATATATTGAGTATTGAATGCTGAAGTAGAATCAAATTTGAATAGCGGATTAGTACTATCTTTAAATTGTTTCACTGAAGGCATATTACATATAGCCAACGAAGATTGTTGAGTCTTAGCAAGTTTACTTAAACGGAACTTAGAAGAAGGTTCAATTACACCTTCGAAAGAATCGACGATATAACGATAAGTAATTACTTCTCTATCAACAAGTGCAGTAGAAAGATTAGTTGAATAAAGAACGTCTAAAATTTGAGCTTGACGATCAGCGGTACCATTAGGCATTTGTGCATCACGTAAAGTATAACCTCCAAGAGTAGAGAATCTATAATGATTTATGAAATTTCTGATATCTTTGTATCTTTCAACTTCAGCACCTCCTACAGTAGTATCTATGAATATAGGATCATTTGTAGTGACTTTAATATATCCATAAAGTGAAGAAGTTGGATCAGTAATTTCAATTACAGAAATAACTTTAGTCAAACGAGTTTTTCCAGTGACTGGACTTATTTTAGTAGGAGTTCCAGTACCACCAAAATTCTGAACTAAATAATCTCCTTTAACAACTTTACTAGTAAAACCTCCAGCTCCTCTAGGACCAGCCGATGTATTATTAAAATAAAGAACATTAGTAGGATTAGAAGGCGTATTGACAGTATCTACTTCTAAAGATTCATTAATACTTCCAGTTAAAGTTTTAAATACATAATTTGAAGTAGCTCCTATTGGAGTAGCACCAGTTAAACCAGGTGTTGTGTAAGCAGTAAGATTAACATAATTAATTCTCTTACTTAATATAGGTGTATCAAGTGAATCAAATGCCTCATTTAATGGAGCTGCACTAAAATCGTTAGAAGAGACTCTTTCAAATTCAAGATAACCAAAAGGTCCTGTACCTCCTTCTTCAAGTGAAATTCTATCACCATCAGTTAATAATCCAGAAAGATTAGCTTGATATATTACAGAATCTTGACCAGCATGAATTTTATCATCCGCCGAAAAACAAGTAAATTGCCAATCATTACTTCGGATAATATTAATTACTTCTGCACCTCCACCAACAGTAATACCAATACCACCAATATAATACCAACCTAAATCTGTAGATGTAGGACCTACTACTGAAGAATCAGAAGTAACTAAATCTGTAGTAAGTTTTAAAGTATTATTAGCAAGATTAAGAGTTTTAGTTTTAACTGCAATATAATTAACATCTCCAGTAGCTCCAGCAACAGCTTCAACTGCACCTTTGATAAAAGATTTACCAACCGAAATACTTGCGGCAAAAGATTCAAATTCAGTTTGAGTAGTAAATGCCGAAGTATAACTAGCAGGCAATGCAGAAGATGAAGGACCATAAATAGTCATTGTATCAAAATATCCAGTAGCTCCTAAATCATTCCAATTAGTAGCTCCAGTAAGAGAAGATGAAGCTTCTAACAATGCATTAGCAGATACACCGGGAGTAGCACCAGCAATAATAGTATTCATTAATACCGAAGTAGCACCTTGCTTAGATGAATAAGTATATTCATCAACAACAGTACCATAATAAGACATAAAATTCAAAATAGAAATTGAAGAATTTCCTTCGATTGTATGACCTACAGTATCAATTAGATCACCGGAAATATATCTAGAAGATAATCCCATTTGATATGGTTGATTATCAAAAGCTTCTTGATTAATTGCCATTAAAGCACCAGTCTTAGAAGTTTCTAAATTAACTAGATCTTGTATGAAGATATTATTTCCATTTTTATCTTGAAATTCTGGAATTAATGATCCGCTATACACTCCAAGAACATTAACTTGATCAAGAGATAAGAATTGAGTAAGACCATCTTTATCATTACCATAAATGTCTTGAACGGTTTTCTTAAGACCTGTAGTATCAAAATAATCTCCAAAAATTGGATCTATTGAAAGAGAAGTATAATTAGAAAAATCACCTTCTATTACAATAACATCAATTAAATAATCGGAAATATAATCACTGTCATTCATAAATTCTGGAACTTGACCAGCACTATACCAATCTTTAGCAGTAAGTTCAAACCCTAAAAGATCAGATTTTTTAGTGATTATAGAGATTGGTTTTCTACTGACATTAGCAAAATTAACTAATCTTCTAGCAGCTACTGATTGATAAGTATCTGCAGCAGAAATAAGAGCATTTGGATCGGTAAACCAAAATTTATCTGTATTAAAATATTTAGATACAGGAGCAGTATCAGCAGTTGAGTTTTCATCAAAAGCCGAAGTAGAAATAGATTGATAACTAGAAGTATCTAAAGTATCATTCAAACTTAAAAGATTAAGAACGATAACAGGACCTCTATCAAGACATGTTAATACTGTTCTGTGAAAGAAAGATCCTTTTCTTTCTAAAACTGAATCAATATCACCAAAAACTTGTCTAAAAAATATTGTATCTTGGACAAATACCGGAGTATTAAAAGGTCCTTTTTTTGAAAATCCGATAATTAAGCGGATTGTTTCTGAAGGTATATTGATAATTTGACTCCTGTCAAATTCCAATCGATACACCCCTGAACTCTTGAATTGTTGTAAACTCGGAGAAAGTGCCATTTTCGCTTTCTAATTTTTTAATTATATATCTTAAGTTCCGAATGTTTTAGAAAATAGAATCATAAAGACTATCATCATTTTTATCAGATTTCTCTAAAAAGTCATCTATATAGTTCTGATCTTCTAATTCTAACGTATCGAAATATTCTTCTACAATTTCAGAATAATCTAAGGTATCAAAAAATGAAGATACATTAACACAAGTCATTATACAATCGTCATGTCCAGATTGTGCTGAATAAGATCCGTTTGCATTTCTTGAAAATGTTCTGGCTTCTGTTATAGTTCTAGAATCTTTTATAATTATTTGTCCGTTTCCTATATTCTTCTTCATTTTTTCACAATAAAGAATTTTATTTTCTCTATTCAATCTAAGTCCTAAATTTTTAACTTTTGCAGAAGTTCTATGTTTGTATTTCACTATAACTTCTTCGTCAAAATCATTTGACGAAGGATATAAAGTTATTAGATTTTTAATCAATTCGGATCCATAAGTGTTATATTCAATAATCAATCGAAGATTTTCTTGATTAAATACTCTAACACAAAGAGTGTACAAAATTTTCGAAAAATCTTCTATATTATGGAGATTAGATCTAAATATTCCTACTTGTTCTAAACTAAAAAATTCATTAATAGAACCAGGCGAATTTAATCTATCAGCATCTGTTCTGTCTAAAGAATTTATCTTAAATATATTTGCTATAGTATGATCTCGTCCTACACCTTCTGCTAAATCTATAGACATAACGAAAAAATTCTTATCAGTTTCTAAATCATCTATATTAAAATTAGAATCCCATTTCAATTGAGAATAATCTATACATAAATCATCTAAAGCATCAATTTCTTTAAATTCGAATTCCGTCTGATGTTTTTCTAATCGCAAAATTTGTTCAGAATCTAAAAGCAAAGAAGATGAATTAAGAAATTGACATCCGTATTGTTGATTAAATGCCTCTTCTGATCCTAAATTTGCTATTTCTCTAGCTTTCCATGCTTCATCTCTGCCTGGAACTTCCCACCAATCTACTCGCATTGGTGTGTATTCATTCATTCCATCTACGGCTCCTTGATATAAATCATGAAATAAATCATATCCATTAGGTGTAGATGTAATAATTACTCTAGATATCTTTGAAGATGATAGAGTAGGATATACGTTTTCGTAAAACGGTCTTTTTATATTTTCTGGAATATGTGCAAACTCATCTATGAATAGAAGATGTATAGTAAAACCAATACCGCCAGTTTTTGTAGTATTTTGTCCGATAATTCTACAACGATTATCAAACATCATACTCATAACATCTTTCTTTATTACTCCCGGTTTAAGATAAAATGGAAGGCCTTCAACTACAGCCTTTATTTTATCCATAATTTCTTTAGTGGTTGCTCCTTTGTTAGACATAAGAAGCACGTTTTTATCGAAATGAAAAAGCAAAAACCAAGTAAGGAATATAGAAGATGTAATAGTCTTACCAACTTGTCTTGGAGCTAGAAATATATTCCACCGATTTGCTTGATAAGATGTTAAAACATTTTCTTGATAAGGACGAAGAGTAATTTTTTGATAACCTTCATCTGTCATAACCTGACAATAAGTATTAGCAAAATATGCAATATCTTTTGCACATTTTTTTATTTCTTCTAATTCTAAATCTGTATATTCAAATACAATATTTCCTTTTTTATAATTAGGATCTCCTTCATAAAATGGATGTTCTCCACTTTGATAACCTTCTTCCATTGCTGCAAGAAGATTCGCTACTTTTTCAGTAGTCCAAATTACTTTTCCTTCATCTTTATTTTCCTCTTGATATTCTTTTACTTTAAACATTAGGAAGCTTTTTGAATGTATAACCTTGCTTAGATAAGTTATAAGTAAGCTCTTTAAGAAGATTAAGAGTATTTATTCCTTCACCATTTGCATGCATTAGAATAATATCACCATTAGTAAGAGAATTTTCTACATAAAATTTTGCAGCATCATTTGGATTATAAGGAACAGAATCAGATTTTTTATCGAATACTGGACCAGCCCAAGAAGCACATTTTATACCATTTTGCGAAAACCATTTAAACGAAGTTTCTGTAGGATGACCATAAGGAACTCTATACCATCTAATGATTTTCCCTACATCTTTCCAATAATTAAGAGTTTTATTTATATCTTGATCTTGTTCGTAATTAGATTGTTTTAGCGGGTCAACATGTCTAAATCCATGTCCTCCTATAGTGAATAGCGGATTATTCAAAAATGAAAAATCTACGGATCCTTGATTAAATTCTATCCAATCAACACAAACAAAAAATGACGCTTCATACTTATTAGATTCTAAAAAATCAATAATATCCTGATCTAATTTATCGGATGGACACATATCAAAAGTCAAGTAGATAACTTTATCTGTTCCTATTCTTTTTATTTGTCTAGGATCCATTTCTTTATCATTATGTCCTTTCCTTTGATATTCACCAAATTTTAATATTTTAGCAGGTGCATCTATATTTTTCATAATTGATCTTGTGATTCAGAATCAAAATCTGTAGAATCCTCTTCTGGTTCTTCGTTTCCTAATTCTCTTTGTATATCTTTCATCAGATTCCTAGTTCCTCTTGAAACCGTATTAGAATCTGATTTATTTTGTTTGATTGTGATATTGTCAGAATAAACATCGACATCTCTCTTTAGTTTCTTCATATTTTCTTCGGCTGCCATCATATGAAGTGTTTGATGTTTCATAATATCTAACATAGTTTTTTGAAGACCTCCTAAAACTTCAAACATTCTAGGACTAACTTCTCCTGTATCGATAGTTCTCATCAAAGTAGTAATTGCTCTTTCTGCTATATTCATTTGCTGTATAAGATTTGAAAGAGTCATCATTTCAAGTTTAGCCTTAGCTTGAATATATTCGTTACTATCTATAAGTTCTTGTGAAAGATAAAATTTAAGAAGAGAATTCATAAGCTTCTTCGATTTATTGACCGAAGAAATCTTCATATCATCATAATTAACTGGCGTATTAAGCTCAAATGCCGGAAGTCTATTTTGTGCAGTTGCTGGTAAAGAGTTTTCTTCACTAAGCAAATCATCTATAGATCTTCTTACTGGATTATCTTGGTTTTCATCATTCATACTATTGTAATCTTATAATATATTTATCTCGAAGAGAATGCTGAAATACAGTATTCTTTCATTCATTTAATTCCAGTAATTATTATATGATTTATTGGCTAGGTCAGTTTCTGTTTTTATAAAAAAATGAGATAAACTATTTCTAGTATATCACATAAAATATAATTACATTTATTGTTATCTGACGTATTCTTTAACAAGCCTCAATGGACTGACTGCATTGTCTATTAATAGAGCCAAATCATGTTCTCTTACCACATATTGATTAAGAGTTACTGGTTGTTTTTCTTCCTCAATAGATTCACTCCAAATTCTGATATTTGTTGAATAGAAAGTTCCTGCTCTTAATTGAAATACAGTATTAGTAGGATTAATATCCTCAGCTACGATATTTATAACTTGAGTAAATACTAATTGTAGATCTGTTGTCTTAGTTTGACCGGCAGAAGGAAGAGTGTCATTATATTTCATTTTCCATAAATGAACAGAAACCTGTCCAAATTCATTCAAATGATTAACCATTAATGCATACCATTCGTCATTGCTTAATGCAGGGAATGATTCATTAAATACTAAAGTATTTGAATTAGATTTTACCGTGATAGATTTGGTTCCTTTAGTAATAGGATCATAATCTAACGATATTCTAAATCCTTTATTTTCGGATACATTATATCCATCAATAAGAGTATCATAGGTATTTAAACTAGTCGATAAATGTCTTGGTTTAAACCACATAGAAAATGCAGTATTGTCATTAATTGTTCTATTAACTTCTAGCTTATATTTAACTGCAATATCATTCCAATTCATATTTCGAGTCATATCATAGAAATACTTACCTACTATTGTGAAATAATTAGAAAGGTCTTTATTTTCTATTACTAAAACTCCATTGATGTGACTTCTTACATGATCGTATCCTCCTACCGCGATAGTTTGATATTGCATAGGTTTTGTAATTTCGTTAAATTCTTTTTGTATTTCAGGTCCTAAAGTTTCATCAAGACTTTCATGAAGATCATTAACATATTTATCAATTTCTGGATTAATTCGCATAACATTTAACTTATCTTGCCATTTGAATAGCATAACTTTGTAATAAGCTTCGGTTGCCATAAAATCTCTAAATAGATATGCAGAATTGACTTCAAAAATACGATCAATAAGTGGAAAGTAAATATAATCTTTTTGTTCAGGTAAATCTTCCTGTCCAAAAGCTCGTTCGAAATGTTCTCTAACTATATGAACTTCTAGACCTTCATTAAAATCCATATCATAAGGTAAGAATCTTACTGCGTTATCAGGGAATTGATTATCCGGAACAAGAACTTTGATGTCCTTAACATCAGTTACTTCATATAGCGAATATTCTTTAAGAACTGGATCAGCAGATTCAGTTCTAGCTTGAGTTTTGAAATATCTGACACAATGACCAAACATATCTGAAACTGCACAAGACATTTCTTGGTATATCTTAATTGCAGGATTTATTACATTATAAGGTCTAAATAAATTAGT